AAATCTAACATGAACACTGCATTCAATTCCATGAAATCCACAGCATCAAGCGTTTTTGGAAAAATTGGTGATTGGGCAAATGATCTTGGAAGTAAGATTGGTAAAGGATTGAGCAATGGAGTTAAATCTGTAAAAGAAGGCGCAGGCAAAATTTTCAACGGCATGGTTGGCGTTATTGGAAAAGGCGTCAATGGTGTTATCAGCGGTATCAATTGGGTTCTGAATAAAGTTGGTGCAGGTAGCAGCGCTTTGAAAAAATGGACTATTCCCACCTATGCAAAAGGTACTGGATATCATCCAGGCGGCATGGCTTTGGTCAACGATGGATTAGGATCTAACTATCAAGAAGCATATCGAACACCAGACGGGCGTACAGGAATTTTCCCAGCACAAAGAAACCTCATGGTCAATCTTCCTAAGGGAACCTCAGTTTTGAGTGGTCCAAAAACTGCTGAGATGTATGGAATGCCAGCATATGCAAACGGTATAGGTGATTGGTTGAAAGAAAAATGGGATGGTGCCAAAGAAATTGCGTCTGACGTTTGGTCTTATGCATCGAACCCTAAAAAGCTATTGAATGCAGCTGTTTCCAAATTTGTGAATCTGCAAGGTGCTGTTGAACCAGCTTTATCAATGGCAAAAGGTTCTGTGGGAACAATTGCTGAAGGTGCTTATAACTGGGTCAAATCAAAATTTGATGCAGGATATGAAGCGCAAAACAGTACTTTTGATGGTTCTATGGGTAGTTGGGGTGTTTATAAATACCTCTATCAAATCGCTCAAAAAGCAATCGATAAATATCCTGGCATGAGAATCACATCTGGTTTTCGTTCTGGCGATCCACATTCCCACGGTAAGCATCAAGCAATCGATATAGCTTACCCAGCAAGTGCGAATGGATCATCTAAATACATGGCTCCAGCAAATTGGGTATTTGATAACTTCGCTTCAAAAGTTGCTTATGTAATCACTCAAGGTAAAGTTCGTGACAGAAAAGGAATGTCTGGTACTGGATCAAGCGGTAGTTGGGTTAAATGGCCAGCAAACGACCATTACGATCACTTACACATCAATGGATCTTTAGGAGCAAAAGATATTTCGGATTCAAATGCAAACTTTGGTTCTGTTGGCGGGGCGGCATCAATCGTTAGCCAAGGTTCTGGTGTTGAAAGATGGCGTTCGACTGTCAACAGCGCACTGAATAAGCTAGGCATTTACTCGTTAGCTAACGCAAACCGCACGCTTTACCAAATGAAAACTGAATCAAATGGTAATCCTAATGCTATTAATAATTGGGATATCAATGCTAAAAACGGCACGCCGTCAAAAGGGTTAATGCAGGTCATTGATCCAACATTTAGAGCTTATGCAAGAAGCCCGTACAACAAGAATATTTGGGATCCAATGTCTAACATCCTTGCATCAATGAGATATGCACTCAGTCGCTACGGATCGCTTGCGTCAGCTTACCGAGGTGTAGGCTATGAGAATGGCGGACTGGTTACCCAAGACGGCTTATACCGCATGGGAGAAGGCAATAAGAAAGAAATGGTCATTCCGTTAGAGAGACCGCAACGTGCTGCTGAATTAATTCAACAAGCCGTTGAGTATCTTGGCATGGATATGTTCAACTCAAATCTTGTGTTGCCAGAAATGTTCACAGAACCAGCAAGTGTATCTAGCATGACTTCAAGTTTCAACAATCAAAGCGCACCTTCTCAATCCATGGGAACAGATGAACTTTATCGTATTCTGTTGATGTTGCTAAATCGTCCGGGTAATAACGGTGGCGATCAAGCACCAACAAGAACGGAAGTCAATCTTAAAGTTGATCGCGCTACATTGGCAAAAGTCGTTTTAGAAGAAATCAAAAAGATTGAAAAACAAACTGGTGTTAATCCAGTAACTGGAAAATAGGAGGGTGGTAGGATGGCAAATTTAAGCATTAACGGTAGTGTGGTCAGACCACCTAAGACTTTTTCAGCCAGCATTCAAACAATTGATGCTGATTCCACTGGAAGAAACGCCAGTGGCAAAATGATAAGAGATATAATTGCCGAGAAAGTAAAACTTGATATTGCGTGGGGGCCTTTGTCAGATAGTGAAATATCGCAAATACTCACAAAAGTATCAGACGCTTTTTTCTCAGTCTCTTATCCTGATCCACAGGTTGGCGGAAACACAACTAAAAGGTTTTACGTAGGCGATAGAACCGCCGCTTCATATTCTTGGAACGATAAATTTCAAGCTATGAAGTGGGAGGGGCTATCACTAAGTTTTATTGAGGAGTGATTACATGCTGAAATCGAGTATCAAATTCAATGAAGCTTTCGAGAAAAGCGAACGTAAAATTTATGCACGTGTAACTATCAATGGTCAATCGTATACAGAAGCTGATATCTTCAATATAAAATTTGAATCCGGAAGTATAAACGGGCCTGGTTATCAAATCGGGTCTGTTTTTTCTGATTATGTTTCTATCACGCTCGACAAGATAATTCGTGGAATCAGTGAACTAGATAAAGTAATTGTTGAGTTGGGTATTGAACGAGAACAAAAAACAGGCTCTGCAGCAAGAAAATATGTAACTAAGACAAATAAAATGAGGACGGGCGGTTATCTAAACAAAATATTCTACGAGAATCCTATAGAATACGTTCGGTTAGGCACCTTTTTTGTAAGCGAGCATGTGGATGTTGATGAGAACGAAAAAACAACAACTATAAATTGCATGGATTCTGTTTTGTTTCTGGAAGGCGCCTACAATCCAACGGTAACTTTCCCAGCCAAGCTATTTGATGTAGCCGCAGATGCGTGCTATCAAGCAGGTGTTGCTGTGAATGTAGAAACATTCTTACAACTGCCAGATAAAACAATCACAACTAAACCAACAGACTTAACCATTAGGCAAATTTTGGGTTATATTTCCCAGTACGTAGCAGGATATATCAAGTTTTCTAAATATGATGTACTTCAACTAAAGAGTGGTAGCGATACTGTGAAGATTATCGACACAGATTTGTACTATTCTAAAGGTTTGAGTAAAAATGATTTGAAATATAAAATCAGTGGATTAACTAATACCCCTAGCGGAGAAACGGATAGCGTTTCGGTTGGCGTTACCACAGGGAATCAATTAGAAATCGACAATCCATTTGTCAGCAAAGAAGATTTGCAAGATATATTTTCATTGCTTAGCGAGATCGAATACTATCCGTTCAATATTGAATGGCGTGGTCTACCGTCGATTGAAGCGGGAGATTGGATGATTGTCGAAGATATTGAGGGTAATCAATATAAGATACCTAACTTGAATTACAGCTTATCCTACAACGGAGGGTTGCGAGCGACTAGTTCAGCAGAAGCTGAGTCTGTTGCGAGCGCTACATCTGCATACAAGAGCAAAGCTGATTCTGGTGTTAAGGCTGTAGCCGCACAAGTAGCA